CGCCAACATTAACCCCCATCGCCTTGGCTGAGAATGTGGCAGAGAACATCCCGCGATACTGGTTGCGCTGGAGAACTTGCTTGGCGATACGTTGGGCGCGGCGACCATCCTCAACATATGGCAGATCAAGCGTCATCACGCGCTCAATGCCATCCGGGCTGGCAAATCCGACTTCAGGATAGTCTACAAGCTGATACAGGCTATTGGCTGACGGATCGACGAAGCGACCACGCGCCTTGTTATAGCTATCCGACAGACCCCGCGTCTGGTTCCATTCGAACTCACCAAGAACGTCATTTTCATCGAAGTCCAGCACATAGTCGGCCAGATCATTCTTCATGACATCCAGTGACAGCTTGCCGCCGCTATCGCGCAGGGTGCCATTCATCGATGCCAAGAAGGTATTGATAACCGACATACGGTCATCAGCATCGGTAGCTGTACCAGAGGTGCGATAACGCTTCTGCGTCCCGCCAGTGGCTAGGGTTACGCTTTCATCGCAAATGTTGGCAGCGGTGATGAACGACTCAAGATCGATACGGGCAGCAGGAACGCCGCAGCCAATCGATAGCTCATCATTGATCTTCCAGCCGAGCAGCCACCAAAGAAGCTGAAGAGCCGGGTTATCAGTGTCGTCAGCAGCAGTATAGCTGCCCCAAGTGGACTGATCGTTGACGCGGTGTGCGCCAGACCCGCCAGGGACCGTACTATCCTTGCGCGGATCGTACAGCATTGCGCCATCACCAATAATAGTGACGCGGCTAGGCAGGCCATTGACCAGCGGGCTTTCGGTCTTGTTATCAGCACCAGTGCGCTTGATGCGGAAATGCACATAAGCACAACCAGTGAGGCGCGTTGAACTGCCCCAGTTGGCTCCGCCATTGATCGCAATGGTGTTGGCAGAGGTGCCTTCAGTACGGGTGGCAACAGTCAAATACCCAGAATAGGTAGAAGTGACCCCGCCACCAGAGGTCCAAGCCTGCTTATCCTCAAACCAAATCTCATCAATCGACTTCACCTTGTGAGATGAAAGAGCGATGATGTAATCAATATATTCCTGATTGGTTCCGCTTGCCTCATGGTAGCGAAGATCAAGGTTCATCGCGGTCGTGCCAAAGACGGCCTTGCGCGGAGTAGACGGATCAAGCGAAACGTTGAGGCGGGATAGCTGAGATTTGGGAATCCCAGCCTTCATCATCATTTCCGCCACGCCGCCAAGTGCCAATGTGGCACCAAAGGCAATAAACGCGCCTTTAGAAATTCCAAGTGCTATGCTTAGGGCCTGCCCAACACCTGGAATAAATTGTGCCGCAATAAGGGCAATACCAGCAACAATTTTTAGGACTTTGCCCACGTTATACGCTCCAAGCCTTGTCCCACATTGAGCGGGGAACGCGCTCCAGGCCATCGTCCGAGACGAACCATGCGAACGACCCCATGATTACACCAATGGAGCCATCAAAGAAAGCAATGTCGCCACGTTGAGCAAGACCAATTTCAATTACATTGAACTTGGCATCCATAGTAGATTCAAGGTCGCCCTCACCAATTTCCTTCAGAACGCGCAGGCTTCCAAACTCGCTATCATACTGACCGCGCATCTCAGGCATCGGGTCTTCACCCGTCATGGCCTGCACAGCACCGGCAACGAAATGGGCGCAATCGTTAGAACCGTATTCAAATGGCTGGTGGCGCTTAGAGGCGATATATTCGATTAGCTGGGTTTCCCAGGTTGAAAGCCTCACCGCATATTCTCCACCATGCCGCCACTCATATCGACGTATCCACCGCCGCCACCACCAGTGTAGCCAGAACCCATGCCGATACCATTGGCAGCAGCAATCGACGCATTGGCGCTTAGATCACCAGCATCAAACATGGACTGCATCAGATACGTCTTGTTCTGCGCACCAGCCAATGTGGCGAGGTAGTTTTCAATCGTCAGCGTGACGGTTTGCGACTCAGGAGAGCCATTGATCGTCACATCATTCATGTAGCCGGTGTAATACGGGATGATCGACCCGACCTGTGTTTCGTTCTCATCGACACAATAGAACCAGAGGCGGGCAGCGCGGCCCTGCCAGCGGGTGCGGTCACCAATGATGTTCAGGAAGTCATTGATGCGTCCCTGCACCAGAGCGCCAAAACGGTCATAGATGAGCGAATCATCACGCTCCTGAATGTAGGCAAGGTTAATCAGCAGACCGCCGAGAGACACAGCAACGGTGTCCGATCCGCTCTCGTTATGGCGAACCGCGCTGACTTCGATCAGGTTGTGATCGTAGCTTTCATAGGTGCCATCAAGCTCAGAATCGCCTGACCCAGTGATTACTTTATCGTAAAGCCCGCTGGTCGCACGAAGCACATCGCCGTCAATATCGGCATAGATAAGCATCCGCCAATTGAGGACTGTTCCCTCAAGCGCCGCCTGAGTAGTGGCATCCACCATTAGAATGCCTCTCGCAGTCTCAGGGAGATGTTATAGACATATCCTGGTTCGACCGATATATTCGGCTCTTCCGTCATGTACATCAGGCAGTACGGGTTCTTGTACTCAACCATGCTATTATCAGCGACAGGCTGGCGAACCGGAGGCTCAACCGCAATCGTGGCCTGCCCAGACCCATTGCTGGTCACATTTGATGTCACTTGAAGCAATTGATCGTTGATCGTGACAAACTGACCAGCCTCAAGCACAGTGGTGCTATTGGGCCAGCCATCAGTGGCAATGCTGCGTCCCGTCTGATCCGTTCCATTTGTACGAACAGTATTGCTCAACGCGCTCTGTGCCGTTGGATCAACCGGAATTTCAAAGTCATTAGCCGTACCACGCGCCAAAGCGACAAATGCCCGCCAAGCATTGATATTGGCCGATCCGACAATCGGCGGAAGATTGAAGTCGCATTCCCACCAGCCACGACCAGATGCCACAACTTGGCGCTTGCCGGTCCATGACGATACATTGGCTTGGGTCGGCATAAGCAGCCGCCATGACATGGTTTGCGGCTTAGGAGTTGAAGGAAGCGTAATCGTCGTCATTTCATGGCACCCCCAAGGCGCGGACGGCGCAGACCCTGCACAGTACGGGCTTCAGCGGCAGCAATGATAGCAGGAGCAGCCTGCAAAATACCAGCCTCAACTTGAGCGCGAACCGCGGCCGGATCAGCCGAGCCACGCGCATCGACGTTGACGGTTACGCCGCCACCCATCATGCCCTGTGCGCGGTGGGCTGGGATAACTTGTGCGCCGCGAGGAAGGTTGACGATCTCAGGGCCACGCTCACCAACAAGCGAAAGGCCACCACGCCAGTTCTGAGTACCATTGGCATTCTTCCCCATCGTTCCCATAAAGAACTGAGTAGAACTAGACAGCTTGTTGCCAATGTCAGTTGCAACGCCATAGGTATTGAATGACCCACCGCCACCATACGCAGCACCTGTCAGCGCATTAGTCACAAAGCCGACAATCTTCTGCACGACAAACAGCCGCCACAATTCATTAATGACCGACTGAATGATACCCTTCATGCCATCCTTCCACGACATGGCACCAGTGAGCATACCTTGGAAGGCACCGGCCACCGAGTTGCCAATGGTCTGGAATGCGGTTTGTACCTCCATGAAGCGATCCATGAAGATTGGCCCAACAGTATCACCGACAGTCTGGATTTTTGCCGTGACCATTTCGTGGTCTTCGGCAATCTGTTGCAGCACGGCGACAGAGGTCAGCTCAATGTTGTCGTAGTAATCAGCCCAGTACTTAGCGCCTTTGTCGAGAGATGCCTTGAGGAATGCAGCGTCACGCTCAAGGAAGTTTACATTGGCGAAGCTTTCAACTTTCTTGCCACGACCACCAGATCGCCCACCTGAACGCTCCGCAGCCTTTTGGCTAGCCTCATAGGCCCTATTCGCTTTATCAACTTCTTCGTTAAATCGCTGAAGATCGATCTCTCCACGCGCATAGGCATTAGAAAGCATATTAATGCGTGACTGATGAAGCTCAGTCGCTTTTCCGCCCTTATCAAGAGCAGAGGAAAGTGTGTAAACTTCAGCAGTTGCCTTGCGTGAGCGGAACTGAAAGCCTTCAACAACCTTGCTTAGGCGATCAGTCTCAGCCTCCATTGCAACAATCTTGTTGATCTGGATGCGCTCACCAAAGGCACCACCAAGAAGATCAGCCGCAGAGCCGCCAGTTGTCTCTGCGCCAAGTTGCATAAGCTTCAAAAGCGCCCTGCGCTTGATTAATGCGGTTTTTGCGTGTTCCAATTCCGTTTGTGCAGCATTTAGATTGGACTGCGCCTGAGTGGCAGTAGCACGAGCCGCCTGAATAGCAGTCTGAGCCGTCTTTCCATTTGATTCAGCCAGAAGATCGTTAATCCTCGCCAAATCTTCAGCAGACATTCTGGCAAAGTCGAACTGTTGACCAAGATCATTAATCTTGCTCTTGGCCTTTTCCGCGCTGTCTCCGTTAAAAATAAACTTTTCAGCCAAGAAGCCAAGAGCCATTGTGGCGATGGTCAGCGCAGTACCCCAGGGGCCGATAAGGAACTTGCCGACAGCACCCATCTTTCCGCCCATGTCGGCCATAGCGATGCCGACCTGTCCGATCTGCTGGTTGAAAGCAGTGATCGGGCTGGCACCAGTAGAGATAGAGGTGGCGAGGTCATTGAACTGCATACCAAGCATCTGGGTGCCTTGGCGCTGCTGACGCAAAGCCTTGGCTTGAGCATCGGCCATGCTGTTATAGCGAACACCGTTGACGATAACGCCCGTCTGAGCGGCATTCATGCCATGCAGAGCCTGCTGGGCAGAATACAGGTTCTGGCGGGCCATTGTAGTGGCCGCAGCGTATTCCTTCTGGCTGATTGCACCCATACGAAGCAGATCAGCGGCATGATCCATTTCCGCATTGAAGCGGTTCTGGATCGGGATCATCGGATCGAGTTTTGCGCGAAGATCGGCAGCAGCAGCAGCAGCGTCACGCTGCGCTTTAGCCACCATCTCTTGCGCCTGAAACGCCTCTTCAAAGGCAGAAGCACTATCACGGGCGCTCTTAGCGGTGCGATCAATTGATAGTGCGCTGTTGTAAAACTCTTGCGAAAGGCGGGCCAGCTTTTCAGCGCGGGCCGCATCAATCGCAGCGGCGTTTTTCTGAACGTCACTGAGCGACTTAGCGGCCCCACCCATTTGCGAGAACGCAGTCTGAAGGCCCTTTGTGGTCTTATTCAGCCTATCAGTATCATTGATGAGCCGAGCAATCTGCTCTTGCCCAGTAACCTGGGCCGCGACCAGAAACTTAAGAGTGCTGTCCTGGGCCACGCTTTTTCTGCCTTTCGCTTTCGACCTTAAAGTAGGCGACCCATTCGTTATACTCGCCTATTGAAATTTCTTCAATCTCAGCGATGGTTTTGCCGAGGCGATCCGCCAAGGTAATCAGATTGTACCTTAGCGGATCATCCCTCAGTTTTTTTCCAATTCCTCAACGCTAGGACCACTCATCATCTCGGCAGCAACGTGTGAGATAATGCCGACCTGTTCGCGCATCAGGATGGCCTTGTCTTCCAGTGTGAAAAGCTTCTCACCCTGGCCGTTTTCAGCTTTCAGCACGATTAGTTCTACCATTGCCTCAAAAGAGGCGGACTGGAGGAAGCTGGGGTGCTTTCGCTGGATGCGGTTCAGTTCGCCTGCAAGCAGGGGGCCGAAGTAGACCTTTTCAGGACTCCCCGGCTCACCCCACTCTGCAACTTCAATATGCCGCTTCTGGCTAGTACGCTCTGCGATCCGCTTTGCGATGCTCATATTATATCCTTTAAATTATGTTACGAAGCAGTGCCGGTCGTGAGAGTGCCAGTACCCTGGAGCGTGATGGTCGATTCCACCATGCCGTCGAAGCTAGCCGAAACCGTCTTGCCGGTCACAATCGCGGTGCCGGTCAGATAGGTGTCGCCAGTGGACGAACCTTCAGGATAGAAGTTCGCGGTCACTTCGCTGCCGACAGTCAGAGCAACCTGACCATTGGTGTCGGTTTCGTCCCAGAACACATCGACGGTGCCAGACCATGCCTTCAGCGTGGTCTTGTGGGTGCGATAGCTATCGCCCATCGTGGTATCTTCAACGGTGTCCGCAGTCTGCTCAATTGAGTAGGAACGGATTTCGGCAATCGCGTTGGCACCCACCTTAACGGTGCCTTCGCTGCCAGTGTGAGTAGCCATTTACTCAGCCTCCTTGGTGGGTTCAACGATTGCTTCGGCCTTAACCTTAGCGGGTTTTACGGCCTTAGCCGGTTCTTCAGTCGCCCACCCGATACCCTGATAATGCTCAAGGTCACAGGCACACGCCAGAATCTTGTCGCCATTGGCGTTATAAACGGGAACCATCTTCATCGGGCAGTCTCCACATCCCCAATAGCAGTAACATACTCGACCGCGTAAACCAATCGCGCAGT